AGTTGAATCTGTCTTTCGTTGGAACCGTAGAACATGGTTTATCTACCTGGCTTACATTGTCACCATTTCCGTAATACGCAGCGAGAAACTTAGCATTTATCAACGAATGGTTATCCTTACACTTGATGGTATGAGCCGGTCCGTCCACGGGTATATTCTTACTTTCCGGATGTCCGCTGAAATACTTAGAGAGAAAATGACAACCTACTTTCGCAAACCGATTATTGGTGGTAAGCACTCCACAAGGTTCATCAACTGATTTACAAGTATCTTGAGGACGGCAAGTATTGTATCTTGAAAGGAAATGTGCTTGCACGACTCCTAATCGTCCCTGACAACTCACAGTTGGACATGGTTCATCTATTCCAGGAGGAATGTGCTTTCCTGTCTTTCCATTGATTGAGTTGTATTTCAACAACCATTTATCTTTTCCACCTGCAACAAACTTAATTAAGCCAGCATAAATACGTTCAAGAGTGTTCTCTGATAGCGGTTTCTTTCGGGTAAAGATACTAGTTCCTTCGTCTTCTAAATCCAACACATCTTTTACGGGCTTCCACTTTAATATGCTCCCGAACATATCTTGTTTTCCTTCTTTACAATGGGTAGGTTCCGGGAATACGATAGGTAAGCCTTTCTTACCAAAAACACCAAAGAATCGTTTTCGGCTAGTATATGCTCCGAAGTCGGCAGCGTTCAGAATACGGTGGTCGAAGTTATAACCGTAGGATTTCACGCTGCAAACCCATTTGGTATAGTCTTTTCCTTTTTGCATAGAGAGCGGTTTACCATTTTCATCCATTGGCCCCCATGACATAAATTCTTCGACATTTTCGATCTGAATATAATCAGGGTCGATAGCTTCGATGTAACAAAACAGATGTTCGGCTAGTGTCCGGCTATCTGCATCCCGTGGTTGACCGCCTTTAGCCTTCGAGAAGTTAGTACACTCCAACGATGCCCAGAGAACGACTGAAGCACTAGGATATTGAACCTTACTTTTCTTCAAGTGTTCCACCAGTGGAGAAAGTTCCAGTGTCCGAATGTCTTCTGTAAAGTGTAAAGCTTCCGGATGATTGGCTGCATGGCTGGCGATTGCGTTGGCATCGTGATTCACACAAGCGATTACTTTAGCGCATTGTTCACCATCTATTCGGGCAGATTCAACACCAGTACTTGTTCCTCCGGCTCCACAGAATAGATCGATATATAATAGGTTTATTTCACTCATTCCTTATTTGATTTGAATATTGAGCGTCCCCCAATACCGGGAAGACGCCCGATTATTATTTTCTAAAAAACATATCTCCGCTTATCGACCGTGCCGTATCATCATTTGTCAATCTGATATATCGGAAGAAGTTTTGCTCCGAATGGTGACCGGTTAGTTTCATGATTTCCAGAGTTTTCATGCGTCCCGTCAAATACATGTTCGTTGCTGCTGATCTACGTGCCGTATGGCTGCTTATCAATTCCCATTTCTCACAGGTGGCAGTTTTAAGTCCTCCACCTTTTGTGTAAGAAAAGGTGATTTTATCATTCAGACCTATTTCCCACATTATCAACTTCAAGTACTTATTGAAGTACTGGATGCAAAGCCCTGACGGTATCTGACCATTGTATTTCGCAAAGATTTCCTTCACATAGTCACTTCACGTCAACATTCGTTTTCTTGGTACGTTTTACAATGTATCCGTTTTGTAGGTTGGTTGTTTCAAAAAATCTTCGTATTCAGCTTCCATACGCTCAATCTCCGCCAGACATGCAGGCCACCCGAGGAAGCCGCCGATATTTTTATCATCAATATAGACGTGCGCGTATATCTTCTTTCCACCTTCACCGCCGTATTTGGTCAAGTTATCCGGATCGTGGTCGTTGATACGACTGAATGGAATCTGATGTTCAAGAAGCCAGTTGATAGCTTCCAAAAGTCTGTCCCCGGTACGGCAAGTCCATATTATAATCTTATGACCTTGCGAATAGAGTTTTCTCAGCGATTCTCCCGCATACGGTTGTTCTCCGTCAATAGCCGGGTATTTACCCCGGCTAATGGTTCCGTCAAAGTCTACAGCTATAATCATTGCCTGAATTCCGGTTCGTTATCTGATGCCGTATACGGATAAACATCCATAATAGCCGTCTCCGTTACCGCAGGAACCTGATAATCCGCCATTGTTTCCCTCATCGCTTCGTCCAGATTCTTCTTCGCACGGTCGAGGTCGGAAGCCTGAACCAGCACATAAGTGGAAGTACATTTCTCCGCCCCGCTCTTTTCATCAAGAGTGATGAAGACCAGTTTGCACTTGAACCAGCGATCATCCTGTTCGTCATTACTAGGGAACAATTCGCTGTAATTAGCACGTTTAATATCCGATACGGTGAATTCTCCCGATATGAAGGGGGTCATCTCTTCGATGATACGTGCTTCCGCTTCTGTAAAGCTAAGCGCGTCCACCAGATAGGGTTCAGTTACTTTTTTCTGCATTCCGTTATCCATCATCTTTTCGTAACGGATACGGCATTCAAACCATGTGTGCATTGCCATAATTGTAAGTTGTTTAATTGTTGATAAAATGTTATTTAAAATAGATTGAGATCAGTGTACGTCCGGAACGCTTGACAAAGATGACCATCTCTTCTTCATCCGTCACCAGTTCCACAGTTACATTCTCTTTTCCGAGCAGCTTTAAGTCTTCCTTTATACCCCATTCCAACATCTCAAAGTCGAATTTTGAACCGAAAGAGAAAAAACTATTAAATTCTTTCAGTGTGTAATCCGTGATGTCTTTGAGCCACCCCGGCATCCGTTCACGCCGGAGATTGCTCTTATAGATGAATTTCTTCATGATTTAGGGGCTTGATACTTCCAACCGTTCAGCCGAAAACATTCTTTCCGGGCTTCTTCGCGGGTAGAAAATTCCGCTACTTTGTTTCCAGTACTAATATTCCCGGACTTTTCCCATTGGTAAACCGCCCAACGGCTACCTTTGGGTTGATAGGTGTACTCAGGACGGCTGCTCATTTTCTTTCTTGGGTTCCACATAGAAGGTTTCATCTTGTACTATTGTCATCCCACACTTTGATAATTGTTCGGCCACTTCTTCTTTGTCACGGTCGGCAAGAAGGCGGTCTTTCGCCAGTTCTTCACTTACACGGATGTATTCGGGAAGAAATTCCTTCACCAAGTTAGTGACGGACGCCCAGGTAAAACCCTTGATGTTTTTAAGCTTAGGCGTTCCTGTACGGAAACCGAACGTACCATGAGCACTTTCATAACTTTTGCGCCTGGAAAACAATTCTTCACGATGTTCGGTAGCAAATGTCTGCATGATTTCAAAGTTCTTCTCTTTAATGTCCTGCTGTTCTGCCAGTGCATCCGCATATTTATCACGGATGCGGGTGATTTCCATATCCATTTTGCTTTGAATGTTCTGCACTTTGGCGTCAGCCGTTGCAAACTCACTGAAGGCGATTTCCGCCTGTTCCAATGTAATGCCGGAAATAACGACTTTCTTTACTCTTGTCTTTGCCATAATTCTTTTCTTTTAATGGTTCATACTATGATTAATACTTGATATTGAATTTCTCTGAACTTCCCGGTCCTGGAAGGTATTTACGGTCTTCGTCCGTCAGTTCCGAAGGGGCTTTCAACTTCGCAAGGCTGACTTTATCCCGTTCAATGCGTATTCCTGTACTGTTCAATTCTAAAATCAAATCATCCGTTTCCTTCGATTTCTCCGAAGTATCACGTTCTATCAGGATGTTGATGATTTCATCCATACGGGATTCGTCCCGGATGATGCGCTCCTTCAAGCGGGTGATCTCCTGAAGACGAAAGGACATGAGATCACCGGATTCTTTTTGCAGGCGTGCCATGATTACCGTCCTTCCTTATCTAATTCCATTGCCTATGTTTTTAAAATTTAGGACAACCGGACTTGCATCCAATTCGCTTTTACAATAATAGACCTTAGTACCTTTACGATATCCGGTAATGAGTCCTTTATCCGTCCAGGATTTCAAGGTAGTCTTACTACATCCGATATATTCGTACGCCTTCGTCTGAATAAGGAAATCACCCCGGTCGTAGCTTTCCGGCATCTTCTTATAAGCAGAACGTTGGCGACGTTCGAGCAATAAGTCATCCACCAGCCTTTCCAATTTCTCTATTCGCCGGAGCAATGACTCCGTAGAGACTTTAGGCTCCGGACTGGGGGCTGCAATTTTCTGATATTTCTCAATATCCGGAATCAATTCTGCCATTTCAATACGCCCTATGAGGTATTTGGCAGCGTCACGGGCGGCACAATAAACGGATTCATCACGTTCCGCATCCGCCACATCACGCACATACCGCTCAAACACCCATACTTCGCCACGACGATTTGCCAATACATCCGCCTGGATCAGACTTAACTTGTCCCCCTTCTTCCGAAGAATAGCAATCGCTTTACTTATTTCCTGACTTTTTCTCATGATTTCTTGTTTTTAGATTTATTATTTTCGTTGTAGGCAATAGCTTCCAGTTGCTTCTTGAAAGCTTTTAGCTCGGAAAGATACATCTCCGTCACGTTCTTGTGGGAAGCGCTCTTGCTGCGGGCAAACATGTTCAGTTTGGCCTTATTCATCTCAAATTCTTCCTCCGTGTCATTGCTATATCCCTTGTTCAGAAAGGAGATTCCAAAAGACAGTTTGAATATAGCCTTCACTTGCTTCAGTGATTCCGCCTGTTCCCGTTCTTTCTTTTTTATATCGGATTCATTCAGCCGCTCAAGCATCTGCCTTGCCTCATTGAAAGTCAGTTCCTTTGTACTATTGACACGTCCTTCCGTAAAGCGACTGATAAAATCATGACGATCTTCTTCATCAAATCCCTTGCTGCGGAATGTGGCGTGCAACGCTTTCAACTGTCCCGGACTGATAGGCTTACCCTTAGTCATTTTCATTGTTAATCACTTATTACTAAACATTTATCACTAGTCAGATTTCTTCTCCCCAATAAAGTCTGGACTTTTCCGACCAAATATCGAAATGCCCGCGCGGCCCGATGAAACGGCCTTTGGAAAATGCCCTGTATCCTTCTACATAGATTTTCAGTGACGCGTCGAACATCACGCTTTTTGCGCTACGTCCGGTTGGCAGACGCCCGGTGGCATGGCTGATAAAAATCAGCAGCTTGCCACGATGCTTTTCTTTGAACTCAATGTACTGCCGGTAAGTCATCTGCGTGTACTGAAAACTGTCTATCACCACAAAATCAGGCGCTTTCTGACGTTTGATACGCAGGCTTAACTGATCCAACGGCTCCGCGTCCAGAAGCAGGAAGCGTCGGTTTACTTCCTGCATTTGGAAACGCATAAGCGTATTCTGCATCGTAAGGCAGGCACCCTCTTCCAGACTATCATAAGCCACACGCCCGAACCGGCATAAATATTTGCAGAGCTGCATCACGAAAGAA